CCTAGTTGCTCCGCTACAAGATCTGATAAAAAGCTATCAGCTTCTTTAGGATTTAATACCCCTGTCTCATCAAGATTATTTATAGTCCTCATTATATTTTTATATTTTGGAGTCTCTTTAGCTTTCGTACCAAATACTGTCTCAGCCCAATTTTTAAGAGCAGATTTTTGCTCAGAAACTAAAGCTTTTTCAAATAGAGTATTAACTCCTTTAGCTGTACCCTTATCTAAATATTTAGAAAATAACTCAGTTCTTTCTTTAGAATTTAACTCAGTTAATTGTTGAATATTAAACTCACCAGCTTTCGCTGCTTGTAATAATTTTTTACTAAATTCTTTTGGTATACAAAACATATATTTATTTTTAACAAGTTAGATCATCTATAATTTTTTGTGCTAGTTCGACATTACTAAACTTCTTCTTCATTGTACGTTTAATATTTTCCGTACCCTGATTTATTTTTTCATTTATTAATTCTGATTTTGGAGATTTATTTTTATTTAAAAATCTAAATCCCTCTTTTACGGCTTTTTCAGTTCTAGCCGCAAGTACTTGCTGTATAAAATAATGTGGAGAATTTTCATTAAATCTACCTCTTTCTGCTACTATTTCTTGTCCTCTACGAGTCTGTCTTAGTGATCTAGATTTTTCTACTTTAGCCTGTAATCCGTAATCTCCATCTTCTAAAGCTTTCTCAGCTACTGCGATACTGATAGCTGTCTCAGTTATTCCCTCAGGAGCACTTCTCATACCTAATGCTATTTTTTTAGCTTCTACTGGATTTTGATCTATAAATTCCAAAGCTTTAGCTGTATCTTTTTCTAGATTTAATTTATTATAATTAGCTTCTAGATTTTGATATTCATTTCCTAACCTTTCTTTAACACGATCAAAAGCACGAGACTTTTTAATATCTCCCTCAGTTTTTACAGGATTTTTGACTACTTCTTGTTGAGTTTTATTCACTATAACTGGATTTGTAGATTTATCTTCTTCATTTATATCTTCTTCTTTTGTACTAAAATCTTCATCATTTACAGATCTTATTTGATCTGAGTCAAAAGCTAATACTTCCTGTATATTTCTAACACCATCTTCTCCCTCTTTAGAGGCTACTACAATACCATCATATCCTTTTTCTTTTATATTAGAATTATAAATATCATTATAATTAATTAATGGTCTAAATCCATAATCTCCATCTGTTAGCATATTTTCTTTCATATTTAGATATTCAGCTAATTTAGTCTTATCAGTATAATCTCCAGTATAAAAAGGTTTTTTAATATCTAAAAATACTTCTTTAGTATTTTTTCCATAATTTTTTTGTGGAGTATCAGAAAAATAAAATCCTTTTCCATACATACCAGCATCTGTCTTACCAAATTCTTTTATATCAAATTTATCAAATTCAGCATCTGTATTATGATACATTTTCATAGGGAAACCTCTCTCATCTACTATTTTAGATGAATATTCAGGTTCAGTCTGCCAATCTCCAAACCACTTTTTGAAATTATCAGTCTTAACTATTTTATTTTCCTCTGTAGTTAGATGAATAGTCTTTTCAAATTTATTACTTTTTTGATTGTTTTCATATATACCACTTTTTTTATTAGCTTCAGTCCATAACTCTTTTAATTGTTCTTTAGTATAAATTTTATTAGGATCATATATCACATATTCTTCAAATCCTTGAGGATTTTTAAAATTTACTCCGTCATATCCTTTTTCATTTAAATATTCTTTAGGAGTTGAAAATCCCATACCGTCATCTAAAACATCTTGAAAATCTTGATCTTTTAATAACTCATTTCCATCTATATATTTTGTATTTGGCGTGTATACTTCCATTACAATATTCCCTCCAGCTACTTTAGCAAAGTTCATAGCGTGATCCTTATTAGGAGTTAAATAAATACCAAGTCCCCAGTCTGCGTGTTGTACTATTCCTGATTTTTCAATATCAAATTTTTTAAACTTCTTATTTGTACCGTGATATAAAGGCTCTCCTTGTGCCTTAATAAAGGCTTCTGCACTCTTATATTTCTTAGCCTCTTCAAATAAAGGATCCTTTACTGTCTCTTTATTATTTTCTACATTTTTCTCAGTAGTTTTTGTATTATTAGTTTCAGTTTTATTATATCCAAAAGTTTTAATATAAGTAGAAGCTTCTTTTGTAGCTTTTTCTTTTAAATATGCTCTAACTTCTGACTCTTTTACTTTAGTTTTTAATTTTCCTACTTCTATATTTTCGGTAGTACCATCTTCAAATTGTACTTTGGATTTACCAAAAGATGGTATAGATAATATTTCTCCATTTTTTCCATCTACCGATACAGGTTTTCCTACATAAGCACTTTCTAAATATTTTTTACCATTATTTATTTCTGTCTCTGTTAGATCTCCACTAATCGCTCTATTCCAAGCACTAAATTTAAGAGAGTCTCCCTTAGCCCCTCCCTCTATTCCATTATAATTACCTCTTTCTTTTCTATTTTTTATAATGTCATTTAACTGTGACTTTATAGAATTATCAGGTTCTATAGTTTTATTATTTAATTCAGTTTTTATTTCATTTAATTTTACAGTCTCTTCAGGACTAGCATCTTTAATTTGAGTATTTACCCAATCAGATACAGCTTTTTTACCAGCATTAGTAGCTTCTTCTTGAGATTTAAATAATTCATTTACTAAAAAATCAGCTTGTACGCTATTTGATCCAGTATCTATATTATAAGAATAAGAATATTTGCCATCAGGATACTCCACAGTTTCTACTGTAGCTAATGGATTATCTGATTTATTATCAGATATATAAACAGGACGTTGTTTAACAGCTTGCTCATAATCATTTAAATTTTCTTTTTCATTAGCTAATCTCTGAGCTAAATTCTGATTATTAGGATCTTTTTGTAAAAGATTTTCTAATTCAGCTACATTCTCTCTAGATTTAATTACATTAGTATTTATTTCTGCCTTTGTACCACCCAAATATCCAGCTCCTGTAGCTAATCCTGTCATTCCAGCACCAGCGATACCTCCTACTAAAAATTCTTGGATCATACCACCATTTTTAACATAATTCGTAACATCAGCTACTACTTGCTTTTTTTCTTCTTCTGTTTTTGCATTACCATAATCATTAGCATATTTTAAGAAAGTCTGTGCTGGTTCTGTAGTACCCTCTACCAAAAATCCTTTACCTGTAGATTTTAGAAAATTCTTTACTGATTTCTCTGCTCCCTCTTTTAAAGTTGATTTTAAAGCACTTTCTGCTATACCTCCAATTACACTATCTCCTACAGTATCGATGGCTATATCTCCTAAACTATATACTTTACCTTTATCTTGTCTTTGACTTTCTGCTGATATTCCAGCAAAATATGCTCCACCGACAGCTCTACCAGCAGCTGGACTTCTAGTTAAAAGAGATACTCCGACAGATAATAAAGCACCAATAGCAGATTGTACTCCACTATCTTGTACTCCATACATAATCTTTTCAAATTCTGTATTATTAGGATCTTTTGATTTTTTAAGTAAAGCCGAATATGCCTCATCATAAGTATCATCTCCCACAGATTTTATTGCTGCTATAGCTTTTAATGGAATATTAGAAGTATTATTTGCTATAGCTCCAGTTATCTTTTTACCAGTATCAGAATTAAAGAATTTCATTGTCGGAGTATTTGTATTATAATTTTGTATTACCTGTTGTTTTTCTTCTTCTGTTTTTGCATTCTTATATTTATTAAGATCGGAGTTAGATTTAAATATATTTGTTAAAGATGGGACTCCTATTAAATCACTAGCTTTAGTGGGAATAATTCCAAACTGATCTGCTACAAAAGAAAATTCATCATATTTTTTCCCAAAAGCATTGTACCAATCTCCTACTTTTGTAGCTATTTTTTTTACTATTGGCAGTACTACATCTCCAGCTTTTTGAATTAATGATTTGTCGTCTGTAGTAGAAGTTAATTGATCTTGTTTCCAATTATTATTAACGGGAGCAGCATTTGCAAATATATCATCAAGAGTACCTCCACTTTTTTTAGTTGTAGTAGTATCTAATTTTCTATTTACTATATTTGGATTATCTCCTGAATTTGCAAAGATATTATCTAATGATCCCATAATTTTATTATTTTAATGCTGACTCACTTAATGATACAGTATCGTAACTTGCTGGATTTACATATGTTTTACCAAATCTAATATCAAAATCAGTAGCCGTATATCCAGCTGCTACCCAAGCTCTACGAGCTGTCATATAATCTTCAGGTGCTACATATTTATCAGATCCAATACGAGAATCTAATTGTGAAGCCACTTTAGATGCATCAGATTTTACTACTTGAGCTTCTGTAGGTTTAGATCCTCCACTATTTGAAGTATCTACTTTTCCTACATACATACTTTTAGTACTTAAAGCTCCAGTAGTAGAGTCACGAGTAATAATATCTACATATTTAGATCCGTTTGTCTCTCTAGTTGTAGAGGTTACGATATCAGCTTTTGGATTTTTACTTTGGAAACTTTCATAAAATCCTACAGGAAGTCCTGATTGCATTTCTAACTTTTGGATTTGTAGTTTTTGATCTGAAGATAGATTAGATATACTTAATCCGCCATTTTGGATGGCATTATACATTACCTGAAGATTAGCTCTAGCAGTATCAGTAGCTTTTTCTTCATCTGATTTTTGATCATCCGCTATACCTTTTACTAGATTATACATCTGCATATTTTGAGTAAAAGCAGTATTATATTCGTCTGATGCTGTCTGATAATCTAATTTCTTTAAATTCATTATATTATTAACTACATCATATTTTGTCTTTAATTGATTAGTGATATTAGTTTGTAATCTAAGATTAGTAGCCAATCTCTCATTAGCTGCTTTCTCTTCTTCACTGACACGTCCCTCGATTACATTCATAGCTACAGGTTTACCTTGTTCATTATTTTTTTGTGCTGTAAAAGTATCTCTAATTTGGCTTTCCTCATCTTTAAGAGTATTTAATTGAGTTTCTAGATCATTAATTCCATATGAAGATAACATACTAGAATAGTCAGTATTAAAATTAGTGGCAGTTGGTTTTGCTGGAAGATTTTTATTTACAGCAGATTGAATATTATTAAAAATATCCATATAAGACTGAGTTGAAGATCTAACGGGTACATCTGAAAATTTAGCAGCATTTGCTTTATCTGTAACTTGTGCTCCATTAATATACGCATTAGCATCATTAATATTATTCACATTATTTACTGAAACTGGAGGAGTTACAGTACCTGCTGGCGTAACTGTCGAGGACGGTGTAACACTAGCTCCTGATGATCCCGATCCTGAGAGTTTAGCCAAAAGTTTTGTATTAATATCTGCGTTAGTACCAGCATTTGCCATAGATATATATTCTTGTGTATTTTTTACAAGTCCATTATCTACTGCTAATTGTGCTCTAGATGTTAGAGAGCTATCTTTATTATTTGATTTTAAATAATCTACTAATGATTGTGTTGCCATATATTTACTTTATTTTTTTATTGAAAACTCGGTATCTAATACTAAGCCTCTTCTTGATAAAATTTTTAATAAAAGTTTATCAAAAGGTTTAGGTTGTAGGCGATTATTTTTTGGAAATATTACTACTAGTCTTTTAGATAAATTATACTTCTTAAGAAGTTTAATCTCATCATCAAAATATGATTTTACTAGATTATCTATTCCCTTTTTTTTATTATTTACTGCTTTCATTTATTTATTTATTATATCACTAATTTATAATACTGTATGAGTAATTATTGTGGATACTCACACACTTGAAAAAAGAAATCATTATTTTCTAGAGATCCACTAGCATTGGCTAGACGTACTACAAAATAAGAAGAATTGAAACTTTCAATAGTCGCCCATTTTACTGTGCTTGCATATGGAGTAATAGTTATAAAATAATTAGAATGTCCTATAGAATGATTAACTTGATATCTACCAGTACTAATATTAGATACTGAAAATCCGTTTTGACTACCTCCATAAATATATCCACCCGATACTACTCCATAATGTATTTTAGGTTGATAAATAACGCCATATTTCTGATATCCTTTTATAAAAAAGTTTTTCCAACTAAAAGCTCCTGTGCCAAGATCAATATCATTATCCGTAGCTGGTGTAAAATATCTACTATTATAATTAGCTAAAAATCTGACTGTACCATCAAATACAAAAGAAATACTTCCAGTAACTCCAGCTTCTAAATGTATATTTGAAGCAGATTGTTGCCCTTTAATTAAAAAGTGTCCTCCACTTCCATACATTGAGCCTGATAATGTATTGCTACTATCATAAAAATACATTACAGAAGAGCTTAAAACTGTACGTTGTCCTGAAAGTGCAGTAGATAAAGTAGATCCAGTTATAGTAGATCCGTAAATATCTCCAGCAAAATATGCATTTCCATTAGTATCTATATAAAATGTTACTGTACTAGATTTAGTACCATAAATTCCTGCATTATCTACTCTTACTCCATTAGCTGGTAGAGATTTAGAGGCTAATTGTGAATTAACAAATCCTTTTATTATTTCTCCGCTTGAATTTAACCCGCTATAAGCATATCCAGCCCCTAAAACTTCTGAAAATGTAGTCCTTTTATAAGTAGTACCATCACTAATATTATCTAAAGAGAGTGAAGTAGCTTTTACATTTCCTAACATATCTACACTAAATGGAGCATCTGCAAACTTTTTAGCTCCTAGCCATAATCCTGAAGCGTCAGCTCTCAATACTTTGGATCCACTTCCTATCTGTAATTCATTTATATCTCTATAATATTGAGATCCATAACGTACATCAGAAGACTTAGGTAGCTCAGCAATGGGTACATTTCTAAATGGATAAATTATTGTATTTTGAGTTGTTATTTCTTCTGTTGCCATATATCTTTTACGATTTTAAAATCTTCTTTATAATTATCTATATCTTTTATAGCTGTATTTAAAGAATTATGTAATAAATTATCTCTTTTTTCTTGTTTTTTAATTCCCTTTTTTAAAGATACTTCTAAATCTCGCATTTCTTGTAATCCGCTTATTGTCTCTTTATTTAATGCTGGAATTATCTTTTTAGCCATAAATTTACTCCATATTGACGTTAATTTGCGCTACTTCGACCTCAGGAGCATCATTATTATGTGCGTTTAAATTAACCCTAATTTTGAGCGTTGTAGCGTCATTTATATCTACCTTTGTAGATACTACATTCCTCATAGTATCTTTTACTGTATTTAATACCAATCCAAAAACTGTATCCGCCTGTGTTTGCTTTTGTACTGTAATACTACAATTATCAGGAATTGATTTATATCCAATATCTACAATACCAAAAGTTAATAATTTAAATCTATCAGCTATTATCTTACGAGTTGAAAAATAAGCTAAAGTATTTTTTGTAGTTAAATCAAGCACGTCTACTCCATAAGTTATGGTAGCTCCTACAGTTTTTTTCCAAGATACTGTAAATTGATCTGCGTTAATACTTGCTATAGCTCCAATTTCTATATTTTCTAAATCATTTGTAGATATAGGAAAATCTAGGCTTAAAATATAAGGATAATTTCTATTTGTGCGTCCTAAACAATATACTCCTAGTGGAGCTGGATTATCACTTACATTAGAAAAACCAAATAGAGGTAGACCTCCAAAATTAAATACTGCATTTGGATTAACTGTAGCTCTTTTAGTACCAGTATATACTCCTTTTACTGTCTTATATAAATCTAGTGTCATACCATCATAGATATATAAATTACCTTTAGTACCAGCACTTACTACTACCTGATTATCCATTTCTAGAAAAGCATTTATACCTACTTCAGGTATAGGATCAGACGTTGAGAATGATACACTCCAAGTATTCCATCTTAGTAATTCGGTAGCATTTACATTATCATTGACATAAGTACCAATTAAAAGATCTGTATTTACACGACCCAGTGATTTAATTCTTAATGGATCAGCTATATCTAAAGCATTTTGAGAGAAAGTACCAGCATCTACTTGAGCTACAATATTTTTATCTCCAATATATAATACTTGATTTACTATCCTCATAGGATGAAAGTCTATGTCTCCCTTTAAAAAGGAATTCCAAGTATCATTTCTAGTGCTCCAATCTGTACCAATTTGCCATCTACCTAGAGAATATCTAGTAGCATAATATATATATCCTTGATACTCAGATCCTCCTAAAATAGCGTGATATCCATTTTGTCCAGTTATTTGTACTAAATAAGACCAAGTACCATCAGATGCTCTTTTCCATACCTTACCATTAGTAGATCCAAAATAGTATGTATTACCATCAGAACAAGCTACAATTACTTTACATAAATCATCTACTAATCCTCCGCTATCTTCTTTTAGTTTTTGATTTACCTTTATTAATCCACTTTCTGAGTGTAAATCTAAACCTACAGCCTCAGATACACTACTTTCTGATCCTAAATAGTCGCTATCTGCTATACCTCCCATATTTAAATTTTTAATTTCTATTTTAGCCATAAGTTTATTTTGTTATTTTTTCTAATATTACAGCTTGCTGAGTCTGTAAATTATTAATTTCTTTTTGCTGACTTTGAATTATAGTCGTTATGTCAGACATTTTTTGTGATAGATCTTGCATATGAGCTAAGTGATTTGTATTTATTATAGAGACATCTTTTTGTATTAAAGCAACGTCTTGTTTTGTCTGATAGAAAGGAGTTATAACTCCTACTACAAAACCTATTACTGCTATAACAAATTTTACTTCACTAGAAAGTATTGATTTTACGACTTCTCCTGTTGTTTGACTTTTTTTACTCATATTTTTATTTAATAAATTAATAATTAACTCACTCTAGGCACTGGAGTCCAATCTCCCTCTAATCTAGGCACTTGAGCCCAGAGTCCGCCTGTCTTTTTAGGAGTTAAGACTGATATATACATATTTACTACACTAGATAGTATAGTCTCACTTTTTTCTGTATAAATAGATACTGAATTACTATTAAAAGTAGCATTTAGACTATTAGGAGTTTGATAAGTAGATACTTCTACATAAGTAGTGGGAGTTTGAATTGTAAAAGTAAGATCTTGTGTACTTGGATTTACTGTTACATTAGGATAGATAATACTAATAGTTGGAGTAGGAATTGAGAAAACCGCATTTTGTGAATTAGGAGATATAGACGCATCAGGAGTTATTACATTAATAGTAGGAATGCTAAAAATAGCATTTATTATATTAGCTGGAATAGTTACGGCTGATTTTTGAACTGGAGTTTGTGAAGAAAATACAGCACTTAATACATTTGGAAGACTTTTTGATCCTGTAGATATACTAGGAGCTTGTGCTGATATTACTCCACTTACTACAGTTGAACTTATAGTTATATTTGTAGAATATAGAGCTTGATATTTAACTAATTTAAATATATTATTTTGTAATATAAATGACTTATTTTGTTTTGAGCATATATCTATATATGCAATTTCATTATCACTTAATACCCTATTCCAAAAATATAAATAGTTTAGACTTCCATTATAATACCCATCATTTTCAGAAGTTTTTCCAATATATAAGCTAGATGATTGAACATTTAATGATGGAGTCCCACTAACTTTAAATATTCCATCTATATACATTTTCATTGTTGTCCCATTAAATGTAACCACTCCCGTGTGAATATTTCCATCATTTACAACTATATTTGAATTTAAATCTCCCACACCAAATCCTGTAAAATAAAATTTACCTCCCCCAAATATTCCAAGACAATTTCTATATCCCTCTGCTGACACTGTTCCATATCCATAAAATGCTATTCCATCAGCTGTAGATTTAAATTTAACAGCAACTGAAAAAGGTTGATTTGATAAAGGTAGTCCTGATCCAGACGCTATAACATAACTAGAAGAAGATCCAGAAAAATTTATTCCAAGATTTCTATATCCCAATACTTTGGAATATATTACATTATTATCAATTCCATTTTGTCCACCAATCTTGTCTATAGAATTGGAGTCAAAATCATATGCTCTAATCAATCCTCCTTTTAAATTCATATAATTAGTTAGCTGTTAGATATTTCTCACGATATGTCACAGAGTGATTACCTGCTGTTGAGTCAAGTGCTGCTCCTGAGTTATTTACTACTGCAATACTCCATTTTGCGGGTAGTGTAATACCTAACTCATTTGTATCGAAAGTTTTTTGATATGTTGTAGCATTTGCAACTGTTGACATAACTCCTAAAAGGATTGCATTTTGTTGTGTAAATGCTGCATCAGTACCTCCAAAAGAGTCATCAAAGTTTGTACCATCTTCACTTCTAACTAAATATACAGAAACATATCCAGTAGATGATACTCCTGAAGCTCCAGTTTTAACTTTTACTCTTATATCAGCTGATATAAATTTATTTGTACTATTATCTACGGCTGTCATAGCTCTACCTGATCCATTAGCTAAAGAAGCTAGTGTTATGGTAGCTGTACCAGCTGTATTATATTCTTGTTTTATATTTGCCATAATTTTTTATTTTAATTAATAATATTGAGCGGTTTTCTCAGCGCTCATTACTGACTACTTAATCCTTGTTTTAAATAGTCAGGATGAGGGCTTGAACAGGCGCCTATCCACGCACCCATTAGTTTAGATTTAAGATACCCTCTGTATTCCATTGAATTGAAAAGGTACCATTTGTTGATACTTTATCAGCACCAAAATCTATATAACAAATGAGAGGTGATGTTGATGCTGTACCAGTAGACTTATATACTACTGCTCCCCTTGCGGTTATAGTAGAACTAGTCCAAGATACGTCATCAGCGTCAAATACTCCCTCATTATCAGTGTTGTCTTGTGTCACTGCTTTATTAGCTAACGTTGCACCTCCAGCAGTATATCCAGTACCTGAAACTTCGTTTGTGACGGAGCTAAAGAATACGTGAGCATCCTGATCGGGAGTATAAGACGAAGTAACAAGAGCGACTTTAATTGTATCTGTATCTAAATCAATAGATCCATCCATCATTTTAGCTTTAAAGCTATTAAAAATTACATCAGCCATATTTTTTACTTGTTATTATCGCCAAAACGCTCTGCTAATTCATCTTTAAGATCTGAGATCTTATTCTCTAATACTGGAAGTCTTGCCTCCATATCAGCTTTTTTAACCTCTAGTCTTTCGATTTGAGCCTTTAGAGCTTCCTCTGTAAATTCTAGAGATCCATTCACACGTCTAAAGCCTCTATTTGCTTCTACGATTTCTCTTACTTTAGCCTGAACTGGTTGAGCTAGAGCATTAAACTCAGCTACTCCCTCTTCAGACTTTCTGTATGATTTTCCTTTAGCACAGAATGCCTCAGCTAATGATTTGATTTCCTTTTTTTCCATAGCGTATGGTTAATTAATTGGTTAATAATTTGAACCGTCATTATAAGGGACGGTACCTTTATTTTGTCTATCAAGATTTGTACCTCTAATTGATGCTAGAAGTGATTTAAGATCATTCTCATAATTAGCTTCTTGCTCTGTTAAAGGTATAGGTTTTTCCTTTGAATTTTTATAATCAACGATTACCTTTGTAGCCCATAATAAATGAGACTCTTTAGGCATACCGTGAGATATTGTACTAGGAGCTGCTGACATATCTACAGAAGTAGATAATTGAGCTGTAGTGATATCTTCAGGATATTGAATAGCCCATAATATTAATCCATCTGTGACAGTTGGTATATCTTCTCCTGTATATAGCCAAAGAGATTTACGGAATATATCAAATTGATATTTTCCACTGAATGCTGCTTTAATAGATGCTTCATCTGTAGTACCTTTGTACTGTGTTAGATCAAATTCATCAAATTTCTTGCATTCAATACCTCCATTAGCTACATAAGCTTCTACTCCTTTTATATTAGCGAGTATATTATCAGGGAAAGAATACTCTCTTCCTCCATCAAGATCTCTAAGGTATTTCATACCGAAAAGATCCTCATTTGCTTTTGCTAATTCTTTTGCTATGTCATCTTTAGCTACATTAGCAAGAGTTACTAACTCAGCATCTGTTAGAGTAGTAGAGTCTGTCTTAGTTTTGAACCTTATGTATGTTGCAAATTCGTTATATTTCATTGATTTATAAAGTTATTTTCTTGATAAAGTCTATTTCCCGATCCCTCCCCTGTCTCCCTTTTTAGAGAGACAGAAAGGGACAAGGAATGATAGACTAGGATTTAGAGAAGTGCATCATCGGTTGATGAACCGTCTTTGACTCTATTTTTATCAAGTCTAAACGCTTCGCCGACTTCTGTATTCTCAGGGGTAGTATTGTAGTGTCTCTCGATAAGATCGGCTACACTTTGTGGAACGTCCACATATACTCCCTTAGGAACTTCTATCTTAAAGCCATCAATAGTTACAGTTTCGATAGTTACTCCTTTCTTTTCTGAACCATTTAGAGGGATTAAAATACGTATTTTAGCTTCTTTTGCAAGAGCGTCTTTTACGATTTTGTGATCTCCTTTTATTTCAGCTTCGATAGATGAACTTCCTTTTGCTTTGCTAGTAGCTTTTGTTACTAGCTCAGCGTCTTCCTTTTTTACATCATTAGATGTTTCTAATTCATTCTCTTCATCGAGTAATGGATTAGATTTTTTCTTGGTGTCTTTAACCATAATTTTATTATTTTAATTATAGGGACTTGTAAATGTAAGATTACGCACTTACAGCGTGCTCAATACGAGTTATGAAGTTGTTATTGAGTATCTTTGCTACGAAAGTAGCTTTCCAACCTGATGTAGCTCTTTGGTCTAGAGGATCAGCTGATCCAGCAGATCCTAGAGGCTTAACTATATTTTTAAGAGCCTCTCCTGAGATACGAGTAATACCGTAAGCTTCAGCACCAAAGATTATAGTAGCGTAAACATCAATTGATGATGCTCCCTCTCCTGTAAATACCTTAGCATTTGTACTTTCGATAAATCTTACCTCATCTACTTTACCAATTTCATACTCCATTACAGTTGCCTGACTTGAGTATTTTTCTACTGGTGTAAATCCAGTTACTCCCTTAAGGTCGTAAGTTGTATTTGGATGAACAAGTCCAATATATGATGCTGAAACTGGAGATGTCCCATATCCTGTCTCTGCATTTATCATACGAGTAATTCTCTTAGCCTTGTTATTCTTCAATAATCTTACAGCCTTTTTGATAAGAGTATCTGTGATTAACTCTCCAGCTGCTACCTGACTTCTAAGTGTGTGTCCTGATCCTGCATAGAATACAGAAGTACCAGCTGCCAAGACTTCTCTTGTTAGTTGATCTAGTGTATCTCCAGCCTGATCTCCTAGGATTTCTGCTGTCTCCATAAGGATTGGATCCTCGCTTTGATAGTCAAGTACATCAGTAATTGTCACAAAGTCTCCATATTGAGCCACTGTAGCAGTGATATCAGTTACAGATAATTGTGATCCTGATGGTGTAGTACCCTCTGTAAGCGCAGTTGTAGCTGCTGAAAGGTTACCGTATCTTCTAAATTTGATTACAGATGATCCAGCTTTACGTGGAATATCTCTAACCTGTGCAAAACGTGTATGAACTAGGGCAGGAACAGCTCTCATAAGGAGTGTCTTGTCATAGAAATTATTCACTTCTGCAGGAATTTGTGTTGTTGTGGTTGCTGCCATTTTTTTATTTTAAATTAATAGTGTTTTTTATAATGTTTTTTTGATTAACTAATCTCTATCAGCTAATTTCTGTCTGATCTCGATTTGTTTAGCTTCAAATTCTGCTTTACTCATTTCTGAGACGCTCTTTGAGCCTCCTAAATCTTGAGATCCTCCAGTAGCTGTAGCTTTAGCTTCATCATTGGCGATTTGAGCCCTCTTAGCTCCAATTTTTAAGAGGTCTTTACCTGCTACTCCATAGAATATCTCATCTATTGGAACGTCCTTGCGAGATGGATGATCCATCCATTTACGAGCTTTCGCTTCGAAAGGTTTAAAATCAGGATTATCTTTTAAAAATTGGCTAATTTCTTGCTCATCTTGAGCTTTCATATCCTTTTCGACAAGAGGTTGTAGATATTCTTTTACGACTTTACCGATAGTTTTTTTATCAGTATCGTCTAAATCGACATCTTCATCCTCATTATCTTTATCGGGATTATCAGACTTTTCAGCTTGTTTTTGCTGTCTACGCTCAATGCGCTCTTTTATGAAATCTGATCGCTTTCTGACACTGGGCTCACTGTCATCAGCTTTTGAAGTAGATTTTTGCGACTTTTTATCGTCATCATTATCCTTTTCAGTATTGTCAGAGTCCTTGTCGTCCTCTACTTTACTGTTTTTATCGTCAGTACCAGTACCTCCATCTTTACCAGTATCTGCGTCATCGTTATTTTTAGATCCGTTAGATTGATCCTCGACTGTTTTATCTTGTGTGTCCTCAAGTTTGTCGGTTTCATTCTCTCCCATAAGTTTATTGATATTTAACTTTTTTTAATTACTCATCTAAACTGGATAAAATGGGGCTAAACCAGTCTAAATGGACGCATATTATTAGGGACTAACTAATAATAAGTTGTGGCGATTTCCATCCGAGCCTATCGGCTCGGCGGGAGTAACAGGTTAGAAAGACACCAATCGCCAAGTCCTTAACATTTTACCCCCGCTGAGCCGACAGACACTATTTTATTTTCAAAGATCATTTTTCCTTATCTCCCACGTCCGAATATGGATCGTAGTTAGGAATTTCATCTTTAGTAGCTTTCAATTTGTCTATTATTTCCTGAGGTTTATTGATAAGCTCTATTAGATATTCCCTTTTATACCTCAGTCTATCGCAATCTTCTTCTGATAGACTTCCTTTTTCTAATATCTTTTGCTCTAATATAGAAATATTAGCTTTAAATATCTCTACTAATACATCCCATCCATTATCTAATATTAAAGCTTCTAGTGAAGCTATAATCTCTAAATCAGATTTTTTATCTGATCCTGATAGATCTATCTTTTTTGCTTTTATTATTAATGTTTTCTTTGGTTTACTCATAATTTTACATTGTAATATTAGCCTCATTTACTGGATTAGCTGTACCTGATCCTTTTTGTAATCCATTTCCATTAGTAGGATTAATCATATTTGGTACTGCTGGAATTAGATTAGGTTTTACTCTTAATAATTCCATAGCTTTTTTATGTGCGTTAATATGAGCTATTTTAGCTGGTATATCTTCAAGTTTATTATGTATCTCTAAATGAGTAATATGATCGTCAGTAGCTTGTACTTCTACTAATTCATCATTCTCTAACTTCTTATTCTCATCTAATGCTTTTAATTCTTCTACATTTGGAGGTAGTAATAGATCTATTTCATCTCTCTTTAATCCTTTTAGTTTAGCTAAATGTTTCCATCCAAAACGGATATTTGCACTTGGATCTTGAGCTATAAGTGATAAAAATCCTTCAAAGTTTCTAGATCTATTAAATTGTTTTGCTTCTGATAAGACTTTACTTTCAATCTGAATATCTAGATCAGTCTTAGCTACAATATTCTCACGAGTGAATGGTCTATAAGCATTTCCTAATGCTCCGACTATTCTAACTACTTTTTCGTCTATCCCATCCTTAAAATGCTCTTTGTATAAATTGTACCATTGCTTCCAAAAACGCTTTTCACTCCATCCAAATATCTTAGCTGATAGAGAATACCTTGTATCTACTTTTTGTGTCTGTAGGCTCAATTCTGTAGCTGTACGCTTGGTATCAGCAGCTATACCTTGTTGAATATCAGGAGTAGCTGTAGCCTTTTGTGCTGAGGTATCTAATAGATCCATTATAAACTTAACTTCTTGTTTTATTTGATCTTTAGGAAATAGTTGTACTGCTCCTGATGGATCGCCATCTACTCCCACAAATTTATTAAAATCAAAGTTTAAATCTGCTCTATTTTTAATCTTAGAAGTATTAAATAAATACATTGGATGTAAATTAGCTTTAGCTGATTTTAATCCTATATTTTGTAATACAGCTCTAGCTCTTTGTTTATCTTCTACTAGATCAGGTATTGAAATACCATCAAAAGAATTAGGAATAGGATAAATACGTCTATCCATTATTGGAATATCAAAACTTTTTAGCTCGTGATATCTAATAACTTTTTTACAATCAATAGTTGTAGTAATAAAAACTCTTTTTCCATTATAGACTGTGAACCACTCTAATACTTTTACTTGTGAATTTTCTCCTGTAAGAGATAATCCTTTCTGTGTTTGCTGATATCCTCTAGCTTCTTGTGATAATAATTCAGCATTATCAGTAAATGATTTTAAATTTCTTGAGGTATCAGGTTTTATATCATCATAATTAAAATATACTCCAGCTTCTTTTAATTGATATTTTGTGAGTTTAATCTCACGTCCCATAAATCTAGCTCTACCTCTACCTTTTTTATCTCCATTTACACTTTTAGCTTCAGGATCTATTAAAGTAGTCATACGATCCCAATATTCAGGAACTGGAGTCATAGACTTTCTATCAAATTCCATTAAACATACGAGTCCAGTACCATAAAATGTAGCATCCCAATCCCAATTATAATCAAGCATATCCTTTTCCATCTCTTCGTGATCGAACTCTGCCATAATGCTATTATTTTCTGCTACTTCATCGTCTCCATCTTCTCTAGGAGTAAATCCTACAGATAATTTATCATCATATAAAGCAGCTAATACAGTCTGATGAACTGTAAATAGTAAAGGATCTCCTACCGCCTCTTTATCTCTCTTTTGATTATTATATAGCTTTAAGCGTACTCCAAATTCGTCAAATTTTGGTTTATAAGCAGCCCAAGCATACTCATATTCACTCTCAATTTGCTTTAAGAGTTTAGAGAAGTCTTTTTTAGAATTTTCCTCTAAAGATAATTCCAAAGGAGTTTTATCTTCTGTATTTAAATTCTTTTCTTTTGTAATACTTTTTTTAGCCATAATTTTATCTATTTGCTTTTGATCTGCGCTTTGAATATTCAGCTTCATATTCTTTACCGCTCATCATAGACATTTTATCTTCTTTTTTCTCTCCCATATCATCACAGCATCCAACCTTTAATACTTTTAATGTGCTATTGATAACATCTTTTTTAGAAGACTCCTGATCCCATTCACTACCTTGAGATTTACTCATAACTTCAATTTCTAATTCAAGATTATATTTCTTACCTACTTCCATATCTTTTAAATCAGGAAGATCATCACTACCCAATCTAAATGTAGGATAAATTTTAACAGGTTTATTTTCCATTTTTGGATTGTATTTTTCAGGTATAACTTTGTTTAATTCTGACATATTTTTAAAATAATAAAATCCCCTTAAAAGAGGAAAGTTAATAAGCCCACAGAGTGAGTATTTGATATATATAAATTTGTATTAAGGATTTTTGCCATACTTAAAAAATTGCTATCTTTATAAGGACTGGCGATAATCCTATATTTAAATTATTTCATTTCTCCTTTTAACACTGTATCTATAGTTGCCTCAGCTACTTTAGAAGTATATTTTGTAATATCATCTAATTGCTTTTTAGTGTAATCTTTACCTAGTAATCTTTGAGAAAATGTACGAGTGGCGACAATGTGACCTCTATGTAATTTTCCCTCTATACACATAGTAATTACGAAAATGGAACCTATATTGACAATAGTATAAGGAGAATTTCTATATGAACTTGTTAATATATCTCTTACTTGCATTGTCTATTAAATTATATCACAAGTAATTTTAAAAATATGCAAATAATATTACACAATAAGCTTTAATTGTGGATAATTATAAAATATCTTTTATCTAAAAGGAATTTTAATTGTTGCAGATGACAGACTCGAACTGTCTCTAAAAGCATATGAAACTTCTGTGCTACCTTTACACCAATCTGCTATACGGATACAAGGCGATTATTGTATCCATAGAAATTTAGCATTTCTTGCCTCCTTTCTTTTTTGCTTTTGCCATAGTTATATTTATATGAAAAAAATGTAAACTCTTTACCAGAGCATTTTTATTATAACATAAAGACAAAAGGTGGATGTAAGTTATCCACCTTTCGCTCAATTGAGAATAAATAAATCAAAATCTAAAATTATGTTTATTTACTTTGGCTTAATTATATCAAAGGCTTGACTTTTATGTCAAGTGATTATTAACAATGCGGTGAATGAGAGGATCGAACTCTCGATACTTGCTCGACAAGCAAGCGTTTTACCACTAAACTAATCCACCATATGAATAAGGCGAGACTCGAACTCGCGCACACGTGTTACCAGTAAAGTTATTTAGGCTTTAAAGCTATAGTGTAACGACCCGCTCTACCAACTGAGCTACTTATTCAGATAAAGTACTTTAGATACTATGTAGAGTATATTTCCTCCGTTTAGATCGTGGAGGATGGCTGCTTTGAAATTAACTCACGAAGTCCGAGTATCAGCCGTTATCCATTCAGGAGGATTAACATTAATGCATTTTATTTAATCTCTACTTCGTTATAATCAATATACTCTACACAATATCCAAAGGATAATGTGTGTCCAAGATCAATATATAAGTTGAACTTGTATTTCAAAATCAGCAATGAAATACCCCCTAGAGTTTAATTGACGAGATATAAACTACTGGGACTATTATAGTATACCACATAAAAAAAGAAGTCCTTATTAGGACTTCTTAATGCAGACAAATTCGTAATCAGGATCAAGATAATGAGAGTTAAAAAGTATTGCTATATCATCAGGATGCATATGTCCTGTAAGAGTGTGCCACGCTTCGTGTTTTACTCTTGGAAGTTGTGATATATTTTTTGCTATACTTGTACCACCATTAGCTTTACATTTCCTGTGATGGATAGTCAGTTTTTGCTGGCTATTTCTCTTATTACTTCTTTTCATTACAGAAAAATTGGAGCAACGATTGACTTACCGTGCTGTGAATTAATTAAAAAAAAGGCTTGTCTAGGAGGCTCAAATTTAGCTCCTATTCGGATAGCGTAAGCATTGTATCCAATAAGTGATCCATTAACTATGAAACTACCACCATCTAAAAACTGATGAAAATGTCCTAAAACATCATAATCAGCCCTTTTGGTATAATTCCATATCTGAATTTTCTTATTGAGAGGAATTGTTAAACCTCCAACGCCACCGCCATACGAAACTGAATGTCCGTGATGAAGACGCACTACATAATCGTAAATGTTTAGATAGTGATGATATCCAGTTGCGATCTCAAATTTTAATCTTTGTAATCCCTCAAAGTCATTCGCTAAATAGTTATACATAAAGTATTCTAACGAATTTTCTTGCTCTTGAGATACAAAAATCTTTTTTGTGATACGTGGATGATTACCTACTAAACAAATTACTCTTACTGGTATATCTGTATTATCAAATACATACTGTATGCTGGACTTTAATAAATCCCTTGCAAACAGTGAAGCTTTAATAGGTGGAAGCGAACAGTTTTGTAATAACTCTTCGTGAATATTTCCACTTATAAAATCTCCTAATAAACAGATATATAATGCATCTATCTTTTCTCCAGTTGATTGCCTTTTTAAGAGCTTTACAGTATTAATGGCACAATTAGATACCCTATCTTTAGCTATTCCCAAATTAAATGAATTTAATCCATTTACTTTTTTAGGATCTACATTTTCTTCTAAGTGCCAATCACTCCATACAGCAAACGCTGTACTCGATGAATAGTTTTTAGAAGTAGCTTTAATAACATTGATACCTTTAAACTTGTTATGTGCTAAAACTCCTTGTAATAAACGCTCTTTTTCTTCAAGCTCGATCAGTAATTGCTTGTTTAATTTTTCTGTCTTGAGTTGTTTATCTCTTGTCTGCTTTGTCTTAAGTAAACTACTCTTTTTCATTTTATAAAAATTTAATGAACTACTGAGTATACTATAACACCATTTTAAATATATGTGCTTTCGGATGGAATTGAACCATCATCATAGGCTCCGCAAACCTATATTTTATCCATTAAACTACGAAAGCTTTAAGCATACGGATCAAATGAAATAGTCTGATTTTGTATGCGTTTTGGTTGCATTGCAAACCACTCAGGCTCTTGTATTAAACAACGTCCTAAGTCTTCTATCATATGGTCGTCTTTATCCACAGGTCTATTAGGAGCTTCTTTACTTTCTACTGATCTACCTTTTAATTCTTGCCATCTATAATGCTCCATTTCAAATATTAAACGATTACAATTATCAAAGATATATACTTCAGGAGCTTTTATCATTTCTCCTGTATCTAATTTAGTATAAGCTAAAGCATCTTCAATTCTTCTATCAGATTGCTCTCTTGTTTTTGTAGCTGGCTCATAAGTCAAACCTAAATCTGATAGTCTCTCAGCTAGACTTTTACCGTCTAGATCGTGTTGATTTGTTATAAATGCACTAGGATCAGCTATACGCTTAACTACTCTAAATTGAGAGGCTTTATTTTTAATTCTCTGAGCCAATTCTTCTACTCCTCCCTGACATTTTATAAATAATTCATCTACTACAAATTTACGTCCTTTTTGATCTATAGCTACCCACAATACAGCATCAGGAGTACGTGGATGAGGATCTAGCATTTCCCACACTACATAATCTCTATCATTTATATCAAATGGATGTATTACGTGTATATTTCTATTCCATCTCTTAAATACAAGTCCTACCAAATGTTGGAATTTACCATAAATACGAGCTTGTTTTTCTTCTTCTGAATATTCGGCGATAATATTCATAATATGCTCGTGCTCTAGATGTCCTCTAACTCCGTGTATCTTACAAGCACTTTCGATACCAGCTTCAATATATGCTACTTTACGAGTAAATTTAGTAGTAATACCTGTCTCTTCACTCTTTACTTCTACTTCATAATTACCTTTTGCAAATGCATCATAAAGATAAGCTGATCCAGCAAGTGGAGTAGCTGTAATAATTATTAATCCTCCTTTACGCATACGAGATACCATAGCCTTAAATATTGGCTCAGGTGGAGGCTCATCACACCAAGCAAAGCCTAGAGTTACTCCCTCGAACTCTCTAGGATCTTGCTCGTATGTCATTATGTCAAACTCCCATCCACTATCTGTAGTCCATACACTCTCAAATGTTTTATTTCCTTTACTAGCAGTATATCTACCCTCAGGAAACCAAAATTTAAGCTCAGGAATGATGTTTTTAGTTACATTAGTAGGATCAGATACTATACGTCCTTTCTTTTTAAATGGAAATTCTTTAAATATTCCATCATTAAAATATTCATTTTCTCCTGTATTCCAAAATAAATGAGCTAATATGTTTGCTCCTGTAGCAGTTTTACCCACTCCATTCGCAGCAGAATAAAGAATAATAAAATTATCTCCACAAGCTACAGCGTCAATAAACTGCTCTCCTACACCCGTAGGCTCATAGTATCTATATTTTTCTCTTTCTAGTCTTCTTAACATTTCGATTTGTAGCTCTCGCCACTCCTCATCTGTCATATCAGGTTTTCTAGAAATTTTATTTGCTTTCAACTCATTATTTTTCATAATTACTTTTTGGTAGTAGATGCAGCACTATAGATTTGATCTATAGAATTACTTACATTATTACACAATTCTGTAACAGTACTGATATTTTCAGATACTATTCCTATTTTATTCTCTACCTCTCCCGCTACATTCATAGCTTCTTTGATTAGAGATCTAGCTTGTATATTTAAATATACACTCCACGCACCAAAGATAAATAAAGTTACAGTCATAGCCCAATTGAGAGCTCTGTGTATCTTGATACCTTTAGCACTATCCCGAACTTTCATTTTTCTTTTCATAATTTTTAGTTATTAATTCTTTATTTAAAAATGCATTACCAATAATATTAGCGTCTTGCACTTCAAACTGTTTGCCTAAAAGTATTTTAGGAGCATCTATGATATTAATCATAAAAGCTCCACGATTAGGATCAAATTGCATAACTCCTCTAACCTGTAGAAGAGTCTCAAGTCCAGCAATATTTAATTTTGCCTGACAATCAAGTATGTCAGCCTCAGAAATGACCCCATTCAAAGCTTTTTGCCCTGTGTTTATCATTGGAGTATAGTCACCCTCTAACTCTTCATATAAGCCATTTTCTAGCTTCCTGAGAGGCTTCTGATTAGGGGATATGCCACAATCATAGACCATTTCTTTAGTCTCGTGATTAAAAAATCTTAATTTGTATTCAAGCATATATTTTTATATGGTTTTACCACATCTTTATCATTACCATTTCCGTGAATAATATCTATACCAAATGAGTGATCTACTTCGTGCTGAAATACGTGAGCTTTATGAGCTTCTATATCTTCAGTTATAGTCTTTAAATATTTAAATCCCAAGAATGATCTTAATACTTGATATTTAACCTTTATTTTATAATATCTAGTTGTTTTTTTCTCTGATCTATAAGGATAAGACATACAGCCATCAGTTACTCTAATCAAATTAGATATCATTTTAGTCTCTTTAGAGACAGCTACTGTAAATTCTTTAGAGTTAGGAATTGGTTTTAACTCTCTTTTGGGTACTACTTTTTGTATTTCATCTCTAGCTTCGATAATTCTAGCATTAAAGATTATACGATCTTTAAAGTAATAGTTTATATAATTAGCATTTCTACTTATTTCTACTGGATTAATAATATCTCTAGCTACCACAAACATTTTAACTGGATTTTCTGATACCTGACAGTGACTTAACGCTACTGCGTGCTTCCAATGTCCTGAAAATCCTTTAGCATTATTCTCATCAATAAATTTAATCATCTCATACGCTTCTTTTAGCACAAAGGATAGATTTTTTCTACTGACTTTTGCTGATACTTTATGATGTGGTTTTATTATTTCCATATAATTAACTTCTTACAAAATCTTTAAATGAAGAAGATGCTACAAACTTTACTTTATTATGAGCTACCACTTTAACACTCTCTCCTGTCTTTGGATTTCTAGCATTACGTGGCTTTACTGCTACCTTTTTAAATATACCAAAGCCTCCAATAGAGACTTTACCATTAACCTTAACTTCTTTTTTAACTGTATCTAATACTAAGTCTACAGTCCTTTCTGCTGACGCTAGAGAGCAATTTTGACTCTCTTGTACTAATCTAATAAGATCTATTTTGTTAAACATAATTTTATTTATTTACTTAATTATTTAATAACTTCAAACCAGTCTTCAGACATTAAATCTGTCTGAGATGCTAACCAAGGACATTTTGCTCCATTAGGATACTCTATATATAAATATGGGAGTGTCATTTTACTATCAGGAGTAGGAAACTGAGCTTGTACTAACAAATCTTTTCCATTCCATCCCTTTCTAGCTAGAGATTTACCTTGTTTTAATAATACTAAAGCTTTTTCAAACCCAAAAAATTCATTTGTTGTATTCATATTTTACTATTTATTTAATTTATTAACCTCTCATTCGTCCTTAAGAGAGGGTACATTATATTTTGAGTGTATATGCTTTGTATATTTCATTCTTAAAGCTCTTAATATATCGATAATAGTCCACGTTATACTTTCAAGAAATAGAAGAATATTTAATATAATAATGTGTCTTTTTTTCATATTTATAATTGAGATAATTTAATACTATCTCCGTCTATTTCAAAGATTACATAATTAGATACATTAATATTAAATTTTTTCTCTTCTCTTCTTCTAATTACTTCTTCGGCTCTATTTCTAACTTGAGATATAGGAGATTTAAAATTCGCAAAATTATTAGTAGCCTTATCTAAAATAATTACATTTACCACTTTTTTGAGTAGAGCTTCTACTATCTTTTTTTCAGCTTCTGTATCTTCTTCAGTCCTATTCTCTAAATTTAATCTATTTACAGTAATCTTAACGTCCTGACTACCATCAGGATGTTTTATTTCTTCTACCGTTTTTAATCCATTTATTGATACATTATCATTAATTTCAATAGTTGGATGAATTGGAGCTTTTACTATTTCTACAATATCCTCCATTAAATTAATTTGCCAAATAAACTCTTCGGCTTTAAATATTTTTCCGTCAGGAAACTTTATTCCGTATTTATGACTACCAAAATAATCATCTAGCCATTCAGCTACTTCTATTTTTCCAGTTATTGGATGTTGTGTTGATCTTGTATATGAACTCATAGGCGATTTTATTATATTTTATTTCTTTAAAAAGAAATTTTTATTTTTATTAATTCTATCCGCCAGCTCTGCGTCCGACAGATCTTTAAATGGCGTAATATCTTTAATCTCGACTTTATCAGTAAGTTTTTTATTTAATTTCCACGCCATCTCAAGGGCTTTATTTCTACTTTGATTATCAGGTTGAATATAAAATACCAAACGTCCAGTAGGTAAATCTACGATCTTCTTAACTACACAGCCGACAGTCTCAAGTAGCTCATAGATATCTTGATCCTCTATTTGTTTTTGCATCATCAAAGAGTTTAACTTCCAAGAGTTTAATTGTTGCTTATGTACTTTCGCTAATTCATCTTCAGGTAGAAATTCTTTTAAGAGAGCTTGAAATGATTTAGATCCTGTTACTTTTGATGGTACAGTAGCTATTGACTCACTATATCCACTATCACGAAGAGCCTTAGCGGCGCTACCACCATTTTCTACCATTTTCTTTAATACTAAAGAATGCTTTAGTCTCATTGTAGGCTTTACAGCTTTCTCTCCTAACTCTCTCTTCTTCTCTACTACCTCTTT